ACCCTGCATTTTCTCCAACACAATACCTAAGCGAGTTCCCAACTAACACACGTTTTGGTACACCGTCTATTGATGCGTGTTCACGTGGCGTTTTGCCAGCTAGCGGTATGACTATTAACGTACCGTCTCTTGTTACATCTGCAGGCGGTAAGTCAGGCGTAGCACCTGTTGTAACTGTTGAAGCCGAAGGCGGAGCAGTTGCTAACACAGGTATGGTTACTGAATACCTTTCAGGTACAGTATCTAAGTACTCAGGTATGAACACTATTAGCATTGAATTGCTAGAGCGTTCAGATCCTAATTTTTATGCTGAGCTAACAGCACAACTACAAAATGCTTATCTTAAAACTTTGGATACAACAGTTAATGCTGCTCTTATTACAGCGGGTACCGTTGCAACTACAGCACAAGCTGCTACATCTGCAGGCATTATTGGTTACGCATCTGAGGCCGCACGTCTTGTTTACGAGGCAACTGGCTACTATGCACAGAATTACATCGCAAACGGTAGCCAATGGCAATTATTGATGTCCGCATCCGATACTACTGGCCGTCCAATTTACTCAGCATCACAGCCAATGAACGCAGGCGGGCTAACACAGCCTGGCTCAATCCGCGGCAACGTATTAGGCCTTGATCTATACGTTGACAAAAACTTCGCAGCTACTACAACTGTGGATGACTCAGCAATTATTTTGGCGCCTGAGGCATTTACTGTTTACCAATCACCACAGGCTTATATGTCAGTTAATGTGGTTAGCAATCTTCAAATTCAGGTTGCCATATATGGTTATATGGCCACGATTGCGAAAATGCCAAAGGGTATAATTCGCTATAATTTTACATAGAATAAAACCCACTAATAGTTTGGTAGGCCTCTTAGCCCTTTGAGGCTTACCAAACCTAAGTAAGATAGGAGTACAAAAATGCCAGCCACGTATGTAACAGCTGCTACCTTGAAGGCTAGCCTGGGCGTTGGCACTTTGTACGATTCTTATACCTGGATAGAGGATACGTGCCAAGCCGCACAAGATCTAATAAACGGCTTTTTGTGGTTTGACAGCGCACCCGTAGTCGGTACCGCGTTGGTGTCTAATGTCGCTACAGTTATGGTTGCCAACCCTGGCATCTTTACTACGGGCCAATCGGTAACAGTTGCCGGGGCTGGTTCAACCTTTAACGGTACTTACACAATTACGGGCACAATTCCATTTAGCACAGGCACAGCTAATATTTTGCCTGCCTTTAATATGCAGCTTAACTATTGGCAATTCCCACAAGGCTATAGCTTTATTCAATATGCAAAAGTAGCAGCTGACCAAAACTTTAGGCGCGTACTGCCTTATGGCACTATGACAGGTGACGATACAAAAACGGCTACCTACGCCAATACCCCAGCCATTAACGCCGCGGCGCTTATGCTGGCTGAAAATATCTGGACTTCACGGTTTAGTACACAAAACGGCGGCACTAGCTTAGACGGCTACAGCCCTAGCCCTTTTAAGATGTCTAACACTCTTATGGCATCCGTGCGTGGCCTCTTGGCCCCGTATCTTTCACCTGCGGGTATGGTCGGCTAATGCCTGCAGCTATAACTACTCTACGCAGCACAATAGCTGCAGCCCTGGCTAACCCTGGCGTATGGACGGTATTTAACTACCCGCCCAGCACAATGCAAAGTAGCAGCGTGGTGGTGGCGCCTGCAGATCCATATATCACGCCGAGTAATAACTCTCAGGCAACTATATCGCCTATGGCTAATTTTAAGATTATTATGACAGTACCAATGTTTGACAACGCCTCTAACCTAATTGGCATAGAGGACACCATAGTAGCTGTGTTTACTAAACTAGCTAATAGCGCAATCGTATTTAATGTTACTGGCGTGAGCGCGCCAAGCGTACTAAGCGTTGCCGCAGGTGACTATCTAACGGCAGATTTACAAATAAGCATACTAACGAGCTGGAGCTAACTAATGGCACTTACAGATGAAGAAAAAGCGTTTTTAATCAAAATTGGCCAAGAGCTGCCAGTAGAGGTTAAAGAGACAAAGACAAAAGACACACCTACCGAGACAACAGGAGAATAGCCCAATGGCGATTTATCTATCCAATACCGTACAGGTTACCCTTAATTCGGTAGCCCTAACAGACCACGTAACAAGCGCAACTATTAACCGTGCCTTTGACGAGCTAGAGGTAACAGCTATGGGCGATACAGCACATAAGTTTGTTAAAGGCCTAGAGGCCAGCACTATTACTCTAGACTTTTTAAGCGATACAGCTGCAGCAAACGTAAACGCAACTTTGCAAGCTGCCTGGGGTACAACAGTACCGCTAACACTAAAGCAGACAAGCGCTGCAACTTCAGCAACTAACCCGCTATACAGCACCACTATCTTGGTAAATAACACTACTGACATTAACGGCGCTGTTGCAGATATTGCTACTCAAAGCATTACCTTTACCTGTAATTCACCAATCGTAATTACAACTACCTGAGAATAAACAAAAGGGGCTAACACAATGGCAAAACTTAAAATAACAAGAGCAGACGGCAGCGTATCGGATCATCAGATTACGCCACGTATTGAGTACGCCTTTGAGTTATATGCAAAAAAAGGCTTTCACAAAGCTTTTAGAGATGATGAAAAGCAGAGCGATGTGTACTGGCTAGCCTGGGAGTGTTTACGCACAAGCGGGCAAACCGTACCTATGTTTGGGGCAGAGTTTTTAGAGACCTTAGCTAAGGTTGAGGTACTAGATGATGACCCTTTGGGGTAGTGGGGCGCGGTAACTTTGGTTACCTCATAGCGCAGCTAGCCGTAGAGACGGGTATTGCGCCCCAGTACTTACTAGACCTAGATGCAGATATGTTTAGGAATATGCTTAAGGTTATAAACGATAAAGCTAAGGAGCAGCAAAATGCCAGTAGAGGTAAGAGGCGCCCTTGAGCTACGCAAAGCTATTAAAAAGTTTAGCCCCGATTTAGCAAAAGAGACACGTAAAGAATTAGCAAACCTGCTAGCACCTATTGTTAAAAATGCTAGAGGTTTTGTGCCTAATACTTCGCCTTTATCGGGCTGGGGTAAAGCTCCTACAAGTACGGGCAGATTTCCAATATGGGATACACGTGCAGCTAAAGGCGGCATAGGTTATAAGACTTCACCGTCCAAACCTAATAATCAAGGTTTTAGGGCCGTAGCTCGTATTGTAAACGCTAGCGCTGCAGGTGCGATCTATGAGACAGCAGGCCGCGCTAATCCACAGGGCAGAGAGCAGGCAGGCCTAAAACGTGTCGTTTATCCTGGTCACGCAGATTTTGGCAAAATGGTGCGCTCAGGTACTAAGAGCCAGGGCCGTAGCGCTAATCCACAGGCAGGCCAGCAATTCGTAGAAGCTATAAACGCTAACGGGCAGATAGTGGACGCCAATAACCAAACTGGCGCAGGGCGCCGTAGCCGTAAAATGAAAGGCCGCGCTATTTTTAGAGCCTGGGCTAATGACGGTGGCAAAACTAATGCAGCTGTATTAAAGGCTATAGAAAACTCAAAGATTAAGTTTTACAATGCTATGGGGGTTAAGTAATGGCTATTGATCCGTCCGTAGTAATAAATATAGCCGCCGAGTACACAGGCAAAAAGGCTTTTAGCAAGGCAGAGACAGCTACTAAGTCACTCACTAAAAGCGTTAAAGGTTTAGCTGGGGCGTTTGGTATTGCTTTTGGCGCTAGAGGTGCGATGCAGGCCGTTAAGGCTTTTGCAGCCGATGACAAGGCCGCTAAAGTACTAAGCAAAACTCTTAATAACTTAGGCTTAGCCTTTGCTGACCCAGCGGTAAAAAAGTTTATAGGTGACTTAGAGCGCCAGTACGGCGTACTCGATGACAAGCTACGCCCTGCCTATCAGATGTTACTCACCAGTACGGGCGATTATCTTAAATCACAAAATTTACTACGCACAAGCCTAGACCTTAGCGCGCAAAGTGGGGTTGACGTAGTTAGCGTGGCAGCCGATTTATCAAAGGCCTACCAGGGTAATACTCGTGGCTTAATGAAGTACCAGCTTGGCCTCACTAAAGCACAGTTAGCGGCTATGAGCTTTGAGGAGATTTTAGCCCAGGTGGCTAAGGTCAGTAAAGGCCAAGCGCAACTAGCTGCAGACTCTTACGCGGGATCGTTAGACAAGCTAACCGTAGCGGGTGCAAACGTAGCTGAGACACTAGGCAAAGATTTAGTAGATGCCCTTGCAATTCTAGGCGGTGAAGGTGGCCTGCCAAAAACCCTTAGCCTTATAGAGTCTATTGCAGGCGCCATAGGTACTGCCATTATCGGCTTTAGCCGCTTTATACGAGTATTAGATATTGTAACTGGCAGCGGTGCCTTTAATATGGTGGGCGATCTTAACAAAGCTAACGCAGAGTTTTTAGCCCAGGATAGAGCTAGGGCAGCTAGCAAGTTTGCAGGTACAGGTATGGCTACCTCATACCAGGGTAAAAAAGCACAAGATGCGCAAGCCCTTGCTGCAGCTAAAAAGATTACTACAGAGACTAAAAAAACAGCGGCAGCGGCACTAGCTACAGTTAATGCTAAAAAATTATCTTTAGCTATAGATAAGGCAAACCTGGCTTTAGCTAAAGGTGCAGACGTTTTTGATTTAGATAAAATCCAACTTAACGCCGCTTTAATTGGCCAGGCTGAAGCGTTAGGCAAAGCCACTACTGGCTCACAACTATTAGCTATAGCCAATGATGTACAGCGCCTAAGAGTTAAGCAAGATATAAACGCTCTTGAAGATGCCATAGCCTCAAAGGATACGGCATCCATAGTAAAGGCAACGGCCAAGCTAAACGAGGACTTAAAGATACTAGGTGCTTTACAAAAACAAGAATTAAAACTTTTAGATATAAATACTATCCTAAATAGTCTTAAGCCTAAAGATTTAATTAACCTAGAAAACCTGAGCAAAGCGGCAGAGATATTAGCTGCTATGGGTGGTGACAAAACTAGCCCGCAAGCTGTATCCGCTGCAGGCGGTGGTGTTAGCAGCGCTGGCGCTACGGCTGCATCCGTTGCTGGCCTTAGCCTCAATATGCCAATAGCAGGCAGAGACTTTAACCCTAACCAGCAAAGAGATCGTAACTACACTAATAACGTAATTAACGTGACCGCTGGGGTAATTGGTGATGAGAATATAATCGTAGATGCCGTGCAAAATGCCCTTAATGAAATAGCACGCCGAGGCTATCTAACTACCTATGCAGGAGCGTTACCAGCGTGACCGTGCCAACAGTAAACGCTGTTATTAACTTTAGTACTGGCCCTAGCTTTGCTCAGGCTATGATTTTAGATCAAGGCATACTAGACACTAATATCCTGGCAGACACCGCCAGCGTTATTGTGGACGTATCTAATGTAGTGGACAGCATCCAAACTATTAGAGGCCGTAACGCCCAGGCTGACCAATTCCAAACTGGCACCCTATCGTTGCGTATCGTTGACCAAAACGGCGATTTCAACCCGCAAAACCCAGGCAGCCCGTATTACAACTTATTAACGCCTATGCGTAAAGTGCAGATTACGGCTACATATGGGGCAACTACCTACCCTATCTTTTCAGGCTTTATTACTAGCTATACAACCACTACGCCTAAAAATGCTAATGATGTGGTTTATACCACCATACAGGCGGTAGATGCTTTTAGACTCGCACAAAATGCACAGATCAGTACCGTAGCAGGCACCTCAGCGGGCCAACTTAGCGGTGCAAGAATTAACGCCTTGTTAGATGCTATTGACTGGCCAGTATCTATGCGTGACGTAGATGCAGGCCTAACCACTATGCAGGCAGACCCAGGCACGGCCCGCACAAGCCTTGCAGCTATGCAGACCGTAGAGACTAGCGAGTATGGGGCCTTGTATGTAGATGCAGCTGGCTCGTTTGTCTTTCAAGACCGTAACGTAACGGCTGGCAGTACAGGGGCTACACCTACAGTATTTAACGATAACGGCACAGGTATTGGCTATTTTAACGCGGTGTGGCGCCTTGACGATACCCTAGTTTACAACTCAGCCAGCATTACACGTACAGGTGGCACGGCACAAACGGCTATAAACCAGCCCAGCATAGATAAGTACTTTGTGCATAGCTACAACCAGCAAAACCTACTAATGCAAACCGATGCCGTGGCCCTGGACTATGCACAGGCATACGTGGCATCTAGGGCTGAGACCAGTATTAGATGCGATGCTATTCAGCTAGACCTTTATACCGATAACTACAACTTAGGCATTATTGCAGCGCTTAGCCTGGATTACTTTGACCCTGTAACTATTACAACTAATCAGCCTGGCGGATCAACGCTAACTAAGACTTTGCAGGTGTTTGGCGTAGCTATGAGCATTACGCCTAACAGCTGGAAAACAACACTTACCACTTTAGAGCCAATTATTGACGGCTTTATATTAGACTCATCCATATACGGTTTGCTTGACAGCGGCGTATTAAGTTATTA